GTAAGCGTGCAATGAAGGTTCGTGATTCATATTCCATGTTCAAACAATTTGCTATGCAAACTGTATCTGCGGACGACATTGCTAAATTAAATGGCCGTGTTTCTACTGGTGTTAAGAAAGAAAAAGCGCCGATTGAAATTCCAACATTATGAGTAAGTTTAAGTTAGTATGCGAAGATGATGATGTTGCAGGATTTGGACCATTTAACTTAACACAAAAATTTGAAACAGAAGAACTAAGTAATATTCTTGGAAACCTAACCAAGTTCCTACATTGTTGTGGTTATCTTTCCGGTAATCAAATTATAGAAATTGGCCGAGATATTAATTTAGACGCTTGGTTAGATGATGATTTGGATGAATATACTGAGAAGTTATTCACAGGAACACCAATCCCAAAAGAATAAATAAAAGGATAATCTTCAACCTTTTTTAGGAATCCCATGTTTATTTTAGTCATAGACCCGTCAGGATTAACTCTGGACTGGTGCCTACGCTGTTTGGCAGCAGGACATACAGTTAAACTCTATACCAAAGGTTCAAGATCATCACATATTGGCCAAGGATTGGTAGATAAAATTACTAACTGGAAACAATATGTTAAGATTGCTGACCTAATTTTTAGTGCTGATAACCTAGAGTTCATGGATGATATTCAGAAATTAATTGATGAAGGTTATCCTGTATTTGGTCCAGGTAAAAAGGCAGCCAAATTAGAATTGGACCGTATGTATGGCCAAAATGTTATCAAAGCATTCAAAGGTCCAATTATTCCTTCTCACGAATTCAAGAACTATGATGCAGCTATCAAGTTCGTCAAAGAAAATCCCAAGCGTTATGTCTGTAAGCCATGCGGCGAAGAAGAAGATAAAACTCTTTCGTATGTTGCTAAAGATGAAGCCGACTTAATTGGCTTTCTGATGAAACGCAAAGAGAAATCAAAGCAAGCTCCCTATTTCATTCTACAAGAGTTTAAAGCAGGTACGGAAATTGCTGTTACGGGTATATTCGGGCCCGCTGGTTGGATGGATTTCTGGTTTGAAGGTTGGGAATTTAAGAAGCAGATGAATGGCGATCTTGGTGTAAACACAGGCGAAATGGGTACAGTAGTTCGTACAACCCAACAATCTAAGATTGCTGAAGTTCTAATGAAACCAATGGCAGATGAATTGCACAAGATTGGTTATGTCGGTATGCTTGATATGAATTGTATTGTTGATGAAAAAGATGGTACGCCTTGGCCAATGGAATGGACTGCACGACCAGGATATCCAATGTGGAACATTATGCAACCCCTCATGAAGAATGAGGATCCTGCTGAATGGATGCTTGACTGTATTCACGGTAAAAATACTTTAGAAGTTGAATATCAGACTTGTGTTGGTGTTGTAATGGCCAATGCAGACTTCCCATTCAATAAGCGTGAAGAAGAAGAATATTTGGATTTCCCCGTGTTGACTGATGATATTCCATATAAAAATTTGCATCCATGTGAAATGAAATTATCCAAGACAATCAAAATGATTGACGGAGAATTATGTGAGAATATTCCAGAGCTTGGTACTGCAGGGTCATACATCGTTGTATTAACCGGTACAGGTAAAACGATTACCGAAGCCAAAGATATGGCATACAAGCACGTCAAAATGGTAAAGTTGGGTAACGATCCACAGTATCGCACTGATATTGGGGAAAGATGTGAAAAAGGTTTGGCTAAATTGAAGAAACAAGGGTATTGTACCGACTGGAAGTATTGACCTATTGAGTAATTTGTGTTATAATATCATGTTGAATTAAAATTTTTAAAATGATAAATAGATGTAGGAGGATTAAATATGTTACCTACAACTAGAAAAGATGCTAAAAAATTAAATTTAACTTATTATGATACTGGTGTACCTTGTAAAAAAGGACACCATTCAAAAAGATTTGCACATAGTGGAAATTGTTATGAATGTAGTTTAAAAAGCGTTAGAGGTTGGTATAGTAAAAATAAAACCGACATTGAATGGCGCAAACAAAGATTGTTTAAATGTTTAAAAAGTAGATCAGTATCAAAAGGTATACCATTCAATTTAGAATATTCGGATATAATATGGCCAAGCCATTGCCCAATATTTAATTCTGTGTTAGAATATGATACAATGAACAAACCAAAAAATAATTCTGCTTCATTTGATAAAGTTATACCCGAATTAGGTTATGTAAAAGGCAATGTTAGAATTATTTCATACAGAGCAAATTGGCTGAAGCAAGATTCTACTATTGAACAATTAGAAAAAATTATTCGTTATATGAAAGAACATCAAAGTGAACATTTTTTACCTCTCAAATGATCCGGCCGAATGTGCTAGGTTCCATGTCGACAAACACACAATTAAAATGATCCTTGAATATGCTCAACTACTTTCTACTGCTCATCGTATTCTTGATGGCAGGCAATCTCTTGGCCTCTCTAAAACTGGTCGAAAACAAGTCAGATATATTCTTTCTGACGAGCGTGAATCTATTTTGTATACTGCTACTCATATCAATCATCCTTCCGCTATCTGGTGTAGGGAGTCTGTTTCAAACTACATGTGGCTTGCTGAACTCCTAGAAGAATGCTGTAAAGAATATTCTTATCGTTATGGTAAAGTACACAAAGTCGAATCTATGGGTCTAATGCAGACCTTGAAGAATAATATACCAACAAATATTTCAGATAAACCATTTACAGAACCTACACCAGCAATGGATGAAAAATATAAAGTTCCTGGTGATTCAATTGCTTCCTATCAAAGCTACTATATAAATAATAAGACCCATCTAGCAAGTTGGAAGGGTAAAGTGAATTCTCGTAAACAACCGGAGTGGTACCATGCCAGCATATGATTTTGTAAATAAAGAAACAGGTGAACGTGAAGAACACCGTATGTCTTATACGGTATTAGATCAATTCAAGTTAGACAATCCCCATTTAGAAATGCACATTTTTGCCGAGAACTTTCCAGTTTATTCTGATGGTATGCGACTATCTGTACCGGGTGTTGGTAGAAGTGACAGTTCCTTTGAAAAATACGTCATAGGACGAATCAAAGATGGAGTAGGGCAAAATACTGTTAAAGCTGGCCACAAAACAAAACAAAGCCGAGAATGGTAATCAATAATAATAACAACTCAAGGATCCACATGGTAGCCAAGAAAAAGATTGTACCAGAAGTTCAGTTTAATCCACATGAGAAAGAATCAAAAGACGCAAGACAAGCACACCATACAAATGCTTTAAAGATAAGAATCGATGATTTAAAAACGTTTCAACCTTTAACTGAGAATCAAAAAAAATTCTTTGATGCCTACAAACAAGGTGATTACTTTGTTGCATTACATGGTGTAGCCGGTACAGGTAAAACGTTTTGTGCTTTGTATAAAGCATTAGAAGAAGTATTGGATAAGTCCAATCCGTTCAACAAGATTATCATTGTTCGTTCTGCTGTACAATCAAGAGAAATCGGCCATTTACCTGGTGATGTTAATGAGAAGATGGAAATTTTTCAGCAACCATACCAACAAATTTGCCATACTCTATTTGAACGTAAAGATGCTTATCAAAGGTTATCTGAACAAGGATACATTGAATTCATTTCAACCTCATTTATTCGTGGCATGTCATTTGATGATGCCATTATTATTGTAGATGAAATGCAGAACTTAACCTTTGAAGAAATTGATACTGTAATGACCCGTGTTGGTTACAGGTCAAAGATATTATGGTGTGGTGATTACCGCCAGACCGACTTGAATAAACGTAAAAATGATATGAGTGGTATTTTAAAGTTCTTTGATATTGCTATACATATGAACGCATTTACGAAGATCGAATTTACTGCTGATGATATCGTAAGGAGTAGTTTGGTAAAAGAATATATTTTGGCTAAACTGAAAATTGAAGATAAAGAATAATTTTAATGAATTTAATTGAAACGCAAATTATAGATGGTATTTTGCCACAAACTTATGCTGATGAAATAGAACGAAACTTGTTCAATATGTCTTTTCCTTGGTATTTGCTTGAAGATATTACATATTCGAATACCCCACAATTTGATAATTTGAAACCAGGAGAAAAAACTCCCGGTTTTATGCATTATCTATTATATGAAAATATTGAAAGTCCTTACTTCAATTTTCTTAAAATTATACCACACCTTGCTTTAGGTATAAAATTTAATTATAATCAATCTAGATGTTTTTTACAGTTACCTTTAAATAACCGGCAAGAACACAATAACATTCATGTAGATAATTCTATGCCACATATTGTATGTTTGTATTATGTGAATGATGCCGATGGTGATACTGTGTTATTTTCTAACGATAGAAAAAATATCATTCAACGAATAGCACCTAAAAAGAATAGAGTCGTAATATTTGATGGCTCTATTCCACATGCAAGTAGTACACCAACCAAGGTTAAACGAGCAGTCATTAATTATAATTTAACTACATAAATACCTGACCTTCATAACAACTAAAAATAAACTATGTCCTCATTATCACCTACAGTCAATGCACACTATTATAGTGATGGATCGTATACAATACCACGAACTGGTATTCTCTACATTTATGTACAAGGTGGATCTGGTGCTGGCGGCCAGTCAAATATTAGTTATGATGGTTACGGTAACTTCAACGGACAGCATGGTGGGTCGGGTAGATCAGGTGCCCTCATATATGCAACACCGACTTTAAATACTGGCGATATAGTAAATTGGTCAATTGGCGGTGCTGGCACAGTAAATGGCGCTGGTGGTGCTAGTTCTTTGGGTTATTATGGTGGTAATGCAGGTGGAGATGGTGGCTGGTGGGCCGGTTCCGGTGGTGGTGCAACTGCAGTAAAAATTAACGGATCATTATGGGCTGTTGCTGGCGGTGGTGGCGGTGGTGGTGGCGTAAATGCTGATACCGGCCAAGGAGAATACGGACAAGCAGCTAGCAGTGCAGATGGTGTACCCTACGGTGCCAACGGTGGCGCAGGTCGTGGTGCTGGCGGTGGTGGCGGTGGCGGTGTAAATGGTGGTAATGGTGGATCTGGATCTCAGGGTATTCCTTCTTATGATGGTTATGGTCGTTTATACTATGTTTCCTCCGGCGGCCAAGGTGGTGGTAATGGTGGCAGTATCAACCCAGGATCCTTATCTTATCCAAATGGTGTAGGTTCAGATTCAAATGGTAATGGTGGTTATGTGAGATTGATTTTTATTCCTAATGCAATTGGAAATTCTCCATTACCGGGTAGCACACTCTCACTCAACGATATACAAAACCAATTTGGTGGAACTAATCCAATTGGTGTAGCTGAATATTATGTAGGTGGTGGTTATGTTCAATCTACTGATTTTGTGCCCAATGTGCCAACTTCCGGTACAATCTCCATTGGCCAATTCCTAAATGCTAAGAAAACACAATTATATCAACAGATATTTACTGGATCAACCACATGGACGGCTCCTGATACAACTAGTTCAAATATGGAAGTATTTGTTGTTGGTGGCGGTGGTGGCGGTGGCGGTGTAAATGGTGGTGGTTACAACGGTGGCGCAGGTGCTGGAGGTGGAGGAATTGCTTACCATCCTACTTTCCCTGTATTGGCTGGTGCCACTTATACTATTGCTGTAGGTGCCGGGGGTGGAGTTAGATCAACAGGAGCTCCTTCATATCTTCAAGGTAACGGCAACACAATTTATGCTTATGGTGG